TTTCACTAACCTTATAGTCAGTACTTAAAGATTTACCTTGTACAGGTAAAGGAATTTGCATTATGATTTGATTAACTTTATTTTCCATAAAGTCAACTATAGTACTTCTGTATGCTGCGTTTTCATCAGTTGTGTTACCTACTGGTTCTGGACTTCCTTCAACATCAGGAGTTAAAAAATAACCATCTTGTTTAGGTATAAAAGCTGCTTGAGTAAAAGGAGCCATGATTGAAACCTCTCCATCTTCAAATCTAAACCTATAGCTAAATCTAACGAATTTATCCTCTAAATAATCAGGATCACCTGAGTAATTAGGGTTATAATCTGGATTTGTATCTGTTTTATTAGGTAAAGTAGGACTATTAACATCTAGCATACTAGTAACGTAAACACTAGAGCTTAAGTTTTCATTAAAAGTTAAAACTATTCCAGCGGTTAAGCTAGGATCTGGAGTACCTTCTATGACTAATACATTACCACCATAAGATTTAACGGTATAAACTCCAGTGGCTTGACCTGTCCAAGTTACAGCAGCACCTATTAATTTTGAAGGATCTATACCCACCAAAGTACCAGCACTTAAACTTATCGTCCAGTCAGGTGTAGTTCCTGTAGATACACTAGAAGTTGTTCCTTGACCACCATTAGTATTATATGCATCTTGGTTTAAATAATATAACTCTATGGCCTCAAAAGGGTTATAAGACGCTACTGATATTTGATCTTCATTAACGTAGTAAGTTGGGTTTTTATTAGCTGCATTATCATTGGCAAATGATACGTTTATTCTTCTTGGTTGATTTCTATTATCTGTCCAAAAAAGTAAATCTTCTAGTAAGTTAACTGATAAAATTGGGTTAGTTGTGGAGAAGTTTAGGAAAGGTCCTTTGACAAGTAGTCTTGCATCTCCTGATACGGTATTATATACCCATATAAAGTTATTAGCTGATTCATAGTAGTTTAAAGAAGCAGGATTATATTGTCTTTGTGAATTACCTGATATTGTAGATATTTCTGTTTCAGTGAAATCAGTTAAAAATATATAAATATTACTACTAGTATCATCACTGTACATACCTATTGTAGTAAGATTTGGAATATACACACCTTCAGGTGATGAAAAATCAACTATTAAATCATTACCTAATACATTTTCTAATGCTCCGACATCTGCACCTTCTGACCTACTTACTTGTATATTAACTCCTTCACGATACTCACCATTTGGTATCAACCTGGCATCCAGGTCTTTATTCATTTTGGATTTAATAAACGAATTTTTAACTTCTGCCATTTAATTTAGTTTTTAATCCATTTAGATTTACCTCTCATTATTTGGATAAATTCACTAGATTTAATATTAGATAATCGTATTTTTGCGTTTCTTAATTTAGCACTTTTTTCTCTACGTAGTCTTTGAACAACATACTCTGGTTGATTTATCCTACTAGCTAATATAGCATGCATGACATATGCATAAACAGCTTCTTCAGCTAACTTAGGTATTCTCATATCTTGGTCATAACTTAAGCCATCTGATATATACTCTAATATAATCAACTTACCTTTTAAATCACTAGAAAATGACATCTTACCTTCACGATCGTTTATAGTAAACCAACCGTTCATCTGTGCTGTTTCTGGTTGTAAACCATATAGTTGGCCATAACCTGATAAGCCAAAACCAAAACCGCCTAAACCTTCAGATATTAACCTACCATTAATATCATCTCTTATTTCTTGTAGTATTTCTGTGTTTTGAGCTGCCCATCTTTTTTCAGTTAAAGAAGTTCCAATAACATTAGAACCATCACTAGCTTGAGTAGGTACACCACCTGAGTCTTGCACAGGATTAGAATATGGATTACTAGTTAAAGTTGTGGGATATATAATGTGTTTAACACCAACTTGATCTACCCAAGAAACGTTAACGTAATTAACATAGTCATGAGGTAGTACTATACTTAAACTTGGTGGGATGTTTAATTCTTGAGAGTGTATACTTCTTAAAGTATCATAACTAAACTCTTGTAAAGCTCTTTTTGCGTGAAACAAAACATCAGTTCTTTTAACGCTTGATATTAACTTTCCAGCACCAACATAAGCTACTAAAAAATTGTTTATTAATTCACTTATTGGTATATATGAATAACTATTATAATTATCTTCAACAACATCACCATAAGCATCTTTGTTACCAAACTGTCCTCCGTTTTTTGATAAAAGTTGAATAACTACAAAAGAATCATTAGCCACAGGAGTTGCTAAAGTTATAACGTTATTAACCACTGTATATGGAGCCGTGTATTCTACAAAACTACCACTAGAACCATCTGCACTTGTGTATAGTCTAAAGTTATTTTCGTTATATAATTTAGATGTTGGAACTGGATTTCCAAAAGTAAGATCAGTATTAAACGTAGATGTAAATACTGATTGATCTACACCAGCCACTGATTGTGCTACAATAACCTGAGCACCAGAATAATATTGCCCGTTTGTTTCTGTTATTAATCCTCCATTAGGTGTTGCCATAGTGTGTTAGCTTTTTTTATTTATTTCTTCAGCTTGAACTTGTTGAGCTGCAGCTTGTACTATTTGAGGATCTCTTATAATTATACCAGCGTATAGTAAAATCTTTAATATAACTTCTGTTTGTTCAGACACATGAAGTTCAAAGTTTAAAGAACCAGTTGGTTGTGTGCTTACGTTATAGACTTCAGCATTGTTTATGTATTGACCTAGTGAGCCTACTGTAAATCCCCATATTACATCTGATGGTTTTTTAACAAAATCAACATTAATGCCACTAGTTATTGTTGTGGGTTTTACATAAAGAAAATTACTTTCATACAAATAAACAGGAAAACCAGTTGAAGGTTTTGTTAGTTTTGATTTATCAATATTATAAAAATCACTTCTATCAACTCTTTGTACTTCTGTTTCATTGTTATACACTACATTACCTAACCTGTATAGTTCTACATTATTGTTATAAGAATCAACATCTGGTAAAGTAAAATAATTTAAAAGACCGTTAGTTACGTATGAAGCAGATCCAAATGTTTTAAATTCAGCTATTTTTTCATCAAGATTTGCAACTCTATCTGCATAATCTGTATCCGTTTGAGGTACACGTATTTGTTGATTTAAGTCTTCAAAATACTTTTCAAATATTTCTAACTGTACTTGAGTACCAATACTATTAAACTCAGTAGGTGTCATATAACCTCGCTGCTCTTTATTTAGTATAAGTAAAACAGTTTGATATACCGTATTTACGTTTATAGCCATTGTTTATTTTTATTATAATAAAGGAGGCATTACACCTCCCTTATTAGTATTACATGTTAAGAGAACTTTTTCTCTATTGATTTATATATTTCTAAACCTTCATCTGTTTTAAAGAAAGAAGCCATAGCCGCATATGGATGTTCGTCAAAAGGTACTGTCATTAATTTCTTACCGTTTGATGCCCATTTAAATGTTCTTTGATCAGAGGCTAATGTAATTATTTTAGCTTCAGTTGCTTTTATAGCAAAGTTTCTTAATTGAACATTATCGTCTTTAGCTAGATCCATAAAGAGTTTAGGTTGCTGCTTAGCAAACATAATCAAATCTCTTTTTATCTCCTTAGAACTCATCTCTGTGACCTTAGATCCCATCTCAACTCTTAGTATAGCTTCAGCTTCGTCAACATCAATTGATCTAGCCATTGTTAAAGCATCTATTTCTAACTCAAGATCAATTAATTCATCTTTAGCATCTTCAACAACATTTAATTCTTTATACTTTATACCTCTCAAAGGATGGTATAATGATAGTATTTTTTGTAAAGCTTGATCTTTTTTCTTAACAGTTAGTCCACCGTCTTTAAAAACTATATGGCCAAGTGTAGATTCACCTTTTTGATCTTCTTTAAATGGTGAATTTTGATTAGTAGCATAACGTATTTCTTTTTGTGTGTTGGTATCGTTATCAAACCAAAGTAGATTATGCCTGGTAGTATGTCTTCCAGGTATTTTTAAAGTTAAAGGATTTTCATCCCCTACTATTAAGTAAGTTCTATCCTTTATTTCCCAACCATCTCGTTGGATTTTTTTTTCTTGTTTCATGATATAATATAATTAAATAATTAAATAGTAAAGTAGGGGCACATTACATGCCCCTTTAACTCTACATTGATATTAAATTCCTTGGAATAATACAAAGTTGTTAGCAGCTTGTACAACTAAACATCTTTCAGATAGGAAGTTTACTTCCATAGCATCTAGATTTGAAGTGTAAGCACCACCAGCAGAACCAGTCAACCAAGATTTCATACGTCTGTCTTCTGTTTGAGAAGCTCTATAACGTACATGTAAAAATGGTCGTCTAATATTTGTTCCTAAGATTTGGTCATAGACAGTAGAAGTTCCAGCAGGAACTAAAATACCTTCTATTGAAGAGATACCTACTTGAGCACCACGTGTAGAAGCGTCATTTAAGTATTTCCAGTCAGTTTTGTAAAAATCATAAGATCCTCTACGGAAACCACTAAATCCAAGATTTAATGCCATTTCTTCAGAATTTTCAAATAGACCATAAGCTGTTCCACCACCTACTCCTTGAGAGACGTTAGAAAGCATGTTGTCAAATTCCAATGAAGTAGATCTATTTAAGAAAAGCATGTTCTCTTCAATAGCTCCTTGAGTATCTAAGTTTTTAAGAATCTCATCAAAGTCATCTAAACCAGAAGCTCCAGCAAATCCAATCTCTACATTACCTCTAGCTTGTACAGCTTGAAATAAACCTTGAGTACCTTTGAAACCAGCGGCAGTTGCAGCAGATCCAGCAGTAGCAAGATTACCTTCTACACATACCATCTCTAGGTAGTCTTCAAAGCGTAAGCGTGTTTCAGATTCAGCTTTTAAATACCATAGGTAACCTGTTGTTCCATCTTCTGTAGCAACTTCTACCCAACCGATTTGAGCCATATCTGAACCGTTTATTGTATAAACGTTACGGATGATAACTGGTGAGTTAGCAAATTGAGTGAATGTTGGAGTAACAGTAATCTGTGGTTGTAAAGCTGTGTTGTTAACTAAAGCTCCAGCACCTGCATTTGCAGTGGCAGCACCTTTAACAAATTCTGAACCAAATACAAAGATCTTAACAATTCCAGCTAGTGAAGCTGTTGTAGCTGTTGTATAAGGAGCAACGGTTAAAACACCGCCACCAACACCAGTTGTAGCTGTAACAATACATTTAAGTTCATTTCCAGCGTTATCCATTGCAACGATAGTTTGACCTGGGCCAATAACACATCGTGTAACACCTGGAGCAGTTGGAACTGGTACTGTAATTGTAGAAACACCACCTGCGATAGCATTAACACAGTTAGAGTAAGCTATATGTAGTCTGTTTTGTTCTGACCAAATAACTTGATCTGAAGTCATTGGCATCTCTGCCCCTACCATACGTAAAAAGCCTGATAACGTTCTGTTTCCATAACGCTCAACTTCTTGTTCGTATACTTCTGGTAAGTATTGTTGTATAAAGTCATTAGCACCCCCTGTATTAAATGCAAGGTATGCGTTTGCTAATAGTTGCTGATTAGGAGCAGGAACTATAGCACCAAATTGTGGTATTAAACTCATTTTTTTGTTTTTTAATTAAATGTTTTTTTACTAATTTTTAGTTTTGTTGAATCCAAGCCACTAATTGATTTTACTCTTAGTCCATTTACAAACACTTCACCTGAGGCTACTTTCCTAGGTTCTGTACTTATGTTTTTAGACTTTGCCATAGTATCTTTAATCGCATCAGTTTTACCTTGTTCATAAAAATGTTGAGCAATAGTATCAGCATTTCGTGCTGCATATAAAGCTTTGTGATAACCTTTAGCGTCATTGATTTCTCCTTTTTCGTTTAAGAACGTCTTAATGAAATTAGATATATCGCCTTGTTGGTCAGCAACTTTAGCAGGGTCTTTTACTCCGTATCTGAATTTTTTATCTCCTAATTTAAAATCAAAACCTTTGAATTCATCGTTGAGAAGGTTGTTTGTACGTTGTAAAAAAGCATCATGCTTAACTTTATTTGCGTCTTGGTCTTCGTTGTATCGGTTGAAAAAGTCAGTAGCTTTTTGTTGGTCTTGAGTTACGCCGGGTCTCAACTTGATTTCGTCGTAATATTTACTCTTAACATCTTCCAAAAAACCTTTGGCTTTAGCAACTTCTTCTTTATAAGCAAGTTTTTTCTTTCTAATATCTCTTGCTTCGTCTAGCTCTTCGTCAAATGAAAAAGAATCTTCAATAATAAAGTCTCTTTCTTCTTGATCTAAATGAGGTCTAGCTTTTTTATAGTATTCATGTAATAGAGTATTGTCATTTATATTACTATAATCTGCATTCAAACGAGTGTAATCCTCAATGGTTCCACCTGTTTCCTCCATAAATTGAATTAATTTTTCTATATTTTCAGGAAGTATTTGTTTTTCAACTTCACTGGATGTTTCTTTTTGTTCTGATATATCTTTAGCAATAACATTTTTAGTGTCATCTTCATCATCAGTTATTAATTGTAAAGGAGAATCTACCTTTTGCTCTTCAGTAACATTTTCATCGGACTTGATTTGTACTTTGTGGTCCACTTCTTGGCTAGGCTCGGTAGGTTTATCCACATCCACTTCCTTTGTTTCTCCGACTTGAATGGCATTTGTTTCTTCTTTTTTAGTTTGTTTAGATAAATCTAACTTAGCAATAGTGGGTAAACTTTCTTTACCAAGGTTTCTCATTTTTTTTGCTGTAGATATTTTAAATTCTCCTTCTTGAGCAACTGGAGTTTTTTCAACAACCGTTACTTCTGGTTCTTTTACTGCTTTTTCTTTTTTTGACATAATATGATAATATAAAATTAATAGTTATTTTTAGGGATTAAAACTTTCTAATCCAAATCCATCTAGTGAATCATTTTGAGATTCAAAATCTGTAGGTAATAAATCGTTTTGTCTTTGATCTATCATTTTACTCTGCTGTGTTGCTTGCATTTGAGTTCTCTTATCTTTGCGATCTTCGATCTCAGCTTCTTTAGTATTAGAACGTTGCATTTCCATTTGTGCTAGTTGAACACTATACTGAAACTCTTCTGCCATTAATTGTTTTTTAATTACAGCTTCTTGTTCCATTCTTTGTATCTCCATTTGAGACTTAGCTTGTTCTATTTGAATTTCTGTTTGAGCTAAAGCTTGACCTTTTTGTACTTCTGCTAATGCAGCTTTTTCTGCTGACTCAGCATTTGCTTGAGCTTGTGCTTGTATGTTTTCTAGTTGAGCAGCTCTATCAGCTTCTTGTTTTTTCTTTTGTTTAGATTTTAATAATTGATTAGCTAGTTTGATATTTCTTATTTCTCTTATATCTATAGCATCTTCTAAACCTATGTTACCAGCTTGTAAAGCTATTTGTATACTTTTTTCTAATTGAGCTTTTTCTTCTTCATCTGGTTCTAGCTCTAAGAATATTCCAAAGTCATGCAAGTGTAAAGTTTCTAGTTCTGTTAAAGCAGCTACGTTAAAACTATTAATACTTTTTATTAATGAATCTCTAGTTAAAGGAAAAGAAAGCATATCAGCAGCTCTTAGACTTATATTTTCACAAACTCTAACTGTCATATACATTAAAGACTGTAGTATGTGTCTAGTTGCTGTGTTAGAATTAGCTGCGGCTAGTTTCTGTAAACCTACTAAAGCATTTTTATCTGGAGTACTTCCATCTCTAGCTTCATTTAAACCTGTCACATCTCTTATCATTTGTAAATAATACTGATAAGTCTGTATCATTGCTTGTATCTTAGATATACCTGAAGAGCTTTGTAACTCTTGAATAGGCACTTTACCTCTGTTGCCTTCTCCATCTTGAGTTAAAGATCTTCCAACAATACTACCAGTTTGAAAGTACATGTTTAAAGCTTCTGAAGGATTGTAATTAGTTCCATTACCAAGATCAACTTCTGCTAACCCATCTACATCTAGATATACACCATCTGGTACAATGCGTGATAACACTTGTTGTAGTTTTAAATGTGTTAACTGAATCATATCTGCAAAACCTACTGTTTTACTAACTAAAGATTCTATTCTACCTTGATACATTCTAGGTGAAGTTATGATATAATTCATATTAACCTTAGTAGTGTCAGCAGTTGGTCTTGTCATATTTTCAGACAATTTCCATTCAAGCATATTATCTCCAAGGCCTAGAACCTTAGCACCTGTATATAACACCTCAATAGATCTTGACACTCTTTCAAAGTTATCACTAGGTTGTGGGTTAAAAGTATCTGGTTTTTCTAAAGTTTTTTCTAAACCTTGTTCTGTTTGTTTTATTTTAAATACTTGGTCGTGGTATGTTTTATATTCAAAAAATAATATTTGAACTAAATCCTGCTGATTTTGTCCCCACCACGTATTTGTATAAGAGTTTCTTCCTGGGTACTTTTGTATTTCTTCTAATTCTTTATTTGTAAGATTTGGAAATTGTCTTTTTACTTCCGATAAAGATAAGTTTTTTACTTCACCTACATAGTATATGTCTTCAAAATTAGGATCATCAGTGTAAGAATAAACTATTCTAGCTGGATCCACATATTCAACTGTTATTCCTTCGGATAAATTAAAGTTAGTTTTAACAGCACTAATACCTAAAACAGCTAAGTCATATGCTAGTTGTTTTTTTGTTTCATCATATTTATTATAACTCAATACATTGTCTATAACTTCTTCTTCAGCTATTTCTATAGATTGTTTATAATTAAGTTGCATGAATAAATCTAACTCTTCTGGATTTTCAGGTAAAGCAGATGGATCACTTGATGCGTAAAAGTTTCTACCTGTTAACTGAGTGAGTTGTTCTATGCTTTCTTTTTCTTGTATGTCTCTTAGAGCATTACTAGCATAGTCAGTTCTTTGTTTTATACCAAATGGATCAGTTGCAAAAGATTTTATTTCATAACCTTTCTCTGTCATACCATTAACTACTATATCTACAAACTTAGATAGCACGGGTACAGGTGACCAGTCTAAATTCAAGTAAGATAAATCACCATTTATAGCTAATTCATCTTTATATTTCTGCACAGGTTGTTCACCTCTAGCGTATAGTTTTAATCTATTAAAATTTTGGAAGTTGTTAATAAATCTATTTTGACCACTACTGTTCCTAAACCACTCATGTTCAATGGCTTGAGCAACAGCTAACCCATACTCAAAAGAACTTTTTTCTGCTTCAGGTACAACCTGATCCGGAAAACTACTATTATAGTTAATGTTAATCATTTATTTTGATTATTTTTGAATTTACTCCCTCGTTATTATATCTTTTTAAACCCAAAGGAACAGTTGTCATAGTTCTTTTTGCGTTAGGAGCATATCTGTTTTTATTACAAGCCATTATAGCTAAACCTGAGCTTATAGAAGCATCATGTTTTGTTCTGTTTGTTATATTAAATCTAGCCCAGTCATCTAGTGTTTGTTGAAAATACATATCACCATACCCATCACCAATTAAACCTATAAAGTTTTCAATGTAATCTTCTATAGCTGCTGCGTGTGCTTGTTTTATGTCTTCACTTGAATTAGGTATTCCTCCAATCTCTCTTTCTGTAACAGATAACTTATTATAAACCTTGTCTGGTCTATTTATAGAGTATCCCCTGTATCCTCTTCTTTTTAAGTAATACAATAATCTAGGTTTGTTATTCTCTGCTAGTATTGGCATTCCATAAAAAACAATAGCCATTAAAACATCTTCAAAAAATATCTCAGCTGTTTGAGGTCTTGCTATATATTCTAAGAAAAAACTATTAGGAGGAACATCCTCCATAGAAAACTTAGTTAAACCATGTAGTGCACCTTTTGATCCTCTACCATCTACAGTACCTGATATATCATAACTATCACATCCAAAAGCACCAGTGTGATCATTACCTGGATATCTAATACCATTTTTCATTAAAAACTTATTCTGTAATTGAATAGGTGGAATCCATGATATTAAAAATCTTCCAGAATTATTAGGTACAAAAATAACTCTTGTGTCTTTTATACCGTTTTCCCATTGAAAACTTCCTTTTGTTACTATATTGCTATTCCTTAGATCTTCGTTGTAATCTATTTGTTCGTATATCTTGGTTAAATTAAATAAAGACTGCTTAGCTTCATCTCTAAAAGCGTGTTTCTCTGTACGTGGAAACTGTCTATAGAATTCATTTAAACTTTCTTGATCATCTTTTAAGCCTTCAACTTCATTTTCCCAATGTGAGATGACACCGATTTTAATTTTTGATCCATCAATTCCTTGTACGGGTTTCTTCGGAGTGTCGAATACAGGAAATCCATAAGTATCGATGTATCCCTCGTAGTTCCATTCCATAGGTATGAACAAACTATAGAGTCCTGAATTTGTCTGGCCATTGCGATTTCTATTTGTGACGTTTGATGTATCATATAATTTTTTAAAGTTAGCTCCTCCTTTATCAAGTGCATTTGATGTTGATCCCATCATGCATCTACCAATTATTCTACTACCTAGTCTTAGTGTTGTTTTTGTGACCCTCCAGTTGTTGAGAATGTTGTCCGGTCTTTCCCACTTCCCCGATTCATCGTGGGCAAGGATCTTGAGCTTCTCACCGTCGTACGAGTTGTCACCGGTGTTCTTCCAGTCGATTGTCGTGTCAAGCCCAACGAGTTCCTCCCTACGTTTATTCTCGTCAAGTTTACGCCGCGTGAGTTTTGAGGC